GTTGATGCCTTGCAATGCCGCTTGCAATTGCAGGTCATTGGCCCGCTGGCCCTGCTGGGTCATCTCAGTGTTGTAAGCCTGCGATCCAAGCGTGATGCCCTGGTTAGCCAGCCGAGTGCGCAAGGCTTCGTCCTGCTGTGCCAGTTGGGGCTGCAAGCGCGACATAATCGCCTCTTGCGCCGTCTGGCCTACGTTGATGGCCCGCTCTGGCAAAACCGACGTGTCTAGCTCTGGATTCTCAAAAAGCGCCCGCGCTTTGTCAAAGCCGACATTGGCCGTCTCGCCGTACTTTTGATTGAGTGCAAGCTGTTGATCTAATGCCTGCTGCGCTTGCGGCGTCAGGTTCATGGTCTGAGACCACCCCGCGCCGGTTTCCTTGCCATCAGCGTCAAGCTGGGGCTTGTAATCGTAGGCCAGGGAACCGTAAGGCGTGTTTTGACTGATGCGGTTGGCATTGGTCGCATACTTGGCCGCTTCAAGGTTGCCCGCTGCGGTTTCTTGCGCTGCTGCGCGGTAATCTGGCGGAGGCGGGGCACTAGACTTTCCCATGGTATTTCCCTTTCAGGTATTTGCACTCATCCCGCCACATGCGGAATAAATGTAAGTTGCCGCTCGGGGTCGCCTGCGCTAGTGTGCATTCTAGCGCAAACCCCATTTTTGTGACAAGTTGAATTGACTTCAAATTGGTAGAGGCCACCGGCACCGTAATGCGCTTGACCTTCAATTGGTTGAACGGGTAATCAAAGATCGTGGCCAAATATTGCCGACACGCCCAATTCCCATCTCCGCGGATGTGGCACACCACATTTGCCACGTTCCAATCTTCATACAGCACACCGGCCACCAGTTCCCCGGCTTCGTTTACTTTGCCAATCGCCGTACCTCGGCCAGGCACCCACGTTCCTCCAGCTCGTTCACACACCCACGGGCCGACGATGTGGGCATCTAGGCAAAGGTTCAAAGTATTCCACCCATGTTGTAAACAAAGTCGGTATTGGTAAGACGAACCTCGGAGCCGTTGTTTTGCACCCGCAAACGTAATCCAGCTGAGTTGCCCACACCGCCTACCGTGGCCCATCCGGTCAAGTTGTTAAGCGAGCCACCCCATACCATAGACCCCCACACCATCGTTCCCCACGTCATTCCGGTGGTCGGGGTGAATGGCAAGCTGCCCAGCGAGGGCGATAGGGTGTAGTCCAGATTAAGTGCATACAAAATCGACGGGTTGCCCGTGCTTAGGATATACGGGCGGATCATGGTGAAATACTTGTTTTGAGCCTTACTGCCGAAGTAGCTGAAGGCTTGCGCCAGTTCGCCCTGAATCGGCGTGGTGTTGTCAATATCGCCAATCCATGCCCGGTTTACGCTGGTGCCATCGCCATAGTAAAGCCCGGTGGAGGCGGACAGCCACACCGAAGCATTCCAGCCGGTGAACTTGCACCATGATCCCGTAATCGTGTTTTGTGCGTACTGATAATTGGCCGCGTTGCCCGCTGGCACGTTCATCAGCATCATGTTGGCATCAGGGTAAAGCGCCACTTGCCAGCCGAAGTTCCCGCTGTAGCTGTTGGCATCCACGCTGGTCATGTTCTGTATTTTGTCGGTCAGAGCGACCCGGCGATCAACCGACGAACTCAGCAAACCCTTACCCAGCGGATACACGCCTTCCATTGTCAGCACGGCCAAATCACCGCCGAACTTGACAGCGCAGCGCCTGCCCAGAGGTCTTCCAAGCGTGAAAACCCCAACGATTGACCAATCGGCCGCGCTGCTGGGGTCAGTTCCTCGGTAGACGGCTACCTCTCCGTTGGTGCTGATGATGACAAAATGATCGTCTGACCCGTTGCCCGCGTCAATCGTCCAAGGGTAGCAGGCCATGATCGATCCGCCTAGGCGGAACACCGAGCCAAGATCGAGCGAAGCCGCCGCACCGCCTACGCTGTTCACCGGAAGATACCAGACCCGCATGGATTCCTTTTCAACAAAGAAAAGCCGGTTTTTGAACAAGCAAGCATGAACCAGCGTAGAAGTGGTCACGCCCGTAATGGCAGGGCTTGATGCACCCGTGATCGTTGTCCATACCGTGCCATTCCAAAGGCGGGGAGAGTCGGCACCATTCACAAGGTACAGAAACGATCCGCCCGGCGTGGTGATGCTGGCATCTTGCCAGCGTGCATTGGTCAGGCCAGTTTGCACCGCAGCGCCTACAGCGCCCGCCGTGGTCACGTCATAAATGGCCGTGCCCGCCGCCGCGAAGAGCTTGGATGCTCCGGACGTTGGCAGGTACTCCACCAGCGTTTCAACCGTTGCAGGGATGCCCGTAACGTGCGGGCTTGAGCCTTTGCGAATGCCGACGTAGGACGGATACGGCCAGAAGTTTTCCAGCGTCACCGCATCGGTGGGCGGCATGTCTGCGATTGAGTCCTTGTCATTCAATCCACCCACAGGGGCTGGGATAGACGTGCTTTTGGCTGTTGCGCGGAGCATTATTTCCCCTGCATGTAGTTGTAAGCCCCGACACCACCAGCGGTACCCAAGCCAAGCAAGCCAAGCAAGCGCGGGTCTGCGCGGCCTAGTAGGTCGTTTTCGTTGATGCGGGCAGGGTCAAAGGCGGCGAAGCGGGAACGCAAAACAGACGGGTCACTAAAAGCAAAAGAGTTGCCAGCACCTTCTTGAGCGTTGGCATAAACAATGCCGTGATAGTCGTTTTCAGCCATCGCACGGCGCAAAACATTATCGTACTCAGCGGCTTTTCGCCAATCATCATCAATCGCCTTAACGGCCTGCTTCGCCCACTCTTTGCTGACAACACCTTTTCGAGCAAGTTGCGGCGCAAGCGCATCAGCATGAAAGCTGCCCTCGTCTTTTACGCGCATCATGTTTGCATAACGACTTTTCATTAGCGGCATTACGTTCGCGCCTTCTGGGAAATTTTGATTTTTAGGTGCAAAAGTCCGTAAGCGCGATTCTGCCTGATCTAAAGTACCTGTATGGAACCCGAAATCAGACTTTGCTGGGTCAATAGGCCCAATGATCTCGCCTCTTGCGCCGTGATATGTCGTTTTAGCAGGCGCAGTCTCAAACCCCATCGCCCTAGCCCTATCCATCGGCGTATTGTTTGCAGGCAAGCCTAGCCCGCCTTCGCTAATTGGCTTTGCAGCGTTGCGCTGTGCCGTTTCTAACGCTTTTTGGCGTGGATAAACAGCGCCCATCTGACCGCCGCCAGCCGCCACGTTCTGCGGTTTCACTCCCAACAGGCCAAGCGGCTGCCCGTTGCGCTCAAGAATCTTGAGCATATCTTCATTGCCCGGAAAAATGACAAAGTTAGACGTGCCAGCACCATTGCCGCGTGAGCCAGCGTCTAGGTAGCGGATTCCTGGGGCAATTTGACGCGCCGCCTCGGCCTGAGCGGGGTTTGTGTCGGCCAACTCCCGATAAAGCCACTCGCCGGTGCGACTAGGCGACGACATGGCTTTCTCCCATTGCCCAATGGGAGCGCCCTTCCATGCCCTAGATTCCTTGCCCATCGTTGGATGTGATTCGAGCGCCTTTAAAATGTGAGGTTGCTCTCCGAGCGGCTTATCAAAATCCAGCATTTTGGCGATTTGCTCGTCGGGCAGGTCTACTTTGTAGAGGTAGCCGAGATCAAGGTCAGAATGAAGTTTTTTTGCTATTTCTCCGTATTCGTTTCCATTGTTCTTATTTGCCAAATCAAGAAGTCTGGATTTTGGGTCTTGGCTTTCCATTGCAACAGAAAGAACAGTAGCCTGCTTTTCGTCCATTCCTTGGTCTACTAATTTCCACTTCATTGCTTGTGTTGGGTCTTCTGATGAACTTCTTATTGCAACATCAAATCTTTTTCCGCCGACATGAATTCCATTTGTGCCGTCAGAGTAAGCTGTTGCAACACCTTGTTTCTCAGCCAAATACAGCCCATGACCATAAGCCTGATTGCCTTCACCCGTACCAATCTTGCTTGAATCGAACTTAACAAACCCGTGCGGGGAGCCGTGCCATACAACCATTCCGGCTGGGTTGTAAGCATCAGCAAGAACGCCCGCTAGCTTTTGATTTGCAGGGCCGTACACCAAATTCCCGCCGTTTCTCAATGCGTTGATGGTTTCTTGAGTTGCCGCCGAAGTCAGTTCGTTGAACACGCGTGCGCGGTCGTTTGCATGGCCGACAAACTGCGCAACCGTATCAGAAGGGTTTCGCAAAGCGTCGGCTAGTTTTCGCTTGAACGTGTCCGCCGTGCTGAAGATTTGGGCAAGAGGGCCGGCCATGCGTCACTCCCCATAACCAGCATCGGGCAAGTTGGCCGTACTCAACAACGCCGAACTGCCATAAGGTGAAAGCGACAACTTGGCCGCGCTCTTGTCCTGCGCCTTGGCCGCCTCCAGCAGGTTGCGGAACTCGCCCGCGTCATAACTTGCATCTAGCCCCTTGGCCGCTTTCCACTGGGTTTTGAGGCCAGTGATCAT